TAATTCTCATTAAGTTTGCGTTATATTCACAGTGAGCGTGCGGGGATTCGAACCCCGGACAACTTGATTAAAAGTCACGTCGTTCTAATCCTTGCAAGCGCCGTAATAACGCCGTTTTTCAAGTGTGCTCTGAGGCACATTTGAGACATCTTGATTTTAATTGATTTTTTCGCTCTTGTCAATAATATTATTTTTCGTCTTTTCGACCAACCAAATAATCCAAGCTTACATTAAAATAGTCAGCAATATTAATAAGCATACCAATGTCTGGTTGTCTACCTTTTGCCTCATACCCGGCAATTGTTGACCTTGACACACCAAGCTCAAGTCCTAATCCAAATTGAGATAGATTATTCTCTTTTCTTAGCATTATTAATCTTTTTGAAAATTCTTCCATATATTATCACCAATTCTACAATACAAAAAAAATGCGTAAAAAGTGAAGTGGTAATATTTTACAATACTTCCCAGAGATTTTACCCTCCAAGAAGTAAAAATTATCTAAATTGAATCGCTTCGATTCTGAGTGCCTGTCCGACCGTTCCCATCGTGGCTACTCCGTCCGCCCTTGTCCAATCTGTCCAACCGGAATTCTGAACATGTACGCGATACTCGAAGTCACCTTCGAAGCACAAGCATTCCAGGCGTTTACCCTCGCCTACTGTGCCGATAATAGTATCTTTTTTGATGACACCATAGTCTTCCCATCCGATTCCCTGGATGTGCGCTTTCGCCTTGATTTCCGTGCCAAGTGGATTGATTTTGAAAGCTTCCAGTCTGAGGTTATGACCCGTGATGCCAATGATATTTTCGCAAGCTCTCTCTCCTAACCAGCCTCTGTTCTGGACGTGTGGATTGACAAGGAATTTAGCAGTCATGATCTCGATTGCTTCAATTTGCAATCCTTTTCCTTTTGTGCCCGCCCAGTTTCCGTTGAATGTCCAATCTGTCCATCCGATGTTTTTCTGGTGAACTCTGTAGATATATGGCGTATCTTTACCGGTAATCTTGATTGCTTCGATACGTTTGTTCTGACCTGTGGTGCCAAGGATAGTGTCTTTGTTGATGTTTTTAAACTCTTTGTCGCCTACATCCTTGATATGCACTACTACGTCTGTTTCTCCGACCGGAATAAGTCGGAACGCTTCGATTCTTCGGTTCTGTCCGGTCGTTCCAACCATTGCTCCATCGCACTGCCAAGACGCCCAGCCGATTTCGCGCATGTGCGCCTGGTATGAAATTTCTCCAAGGTGACCGGTAGAATTTTGTGTAACGCCTCCACTTTTTAATTCTCCGTCGATTGGTTCTTTCTTTGGTGCGGATGCGACAATTCCGAATGCATTTAAAATACCTCTAGCTAAGTCGTCTGTCTTGGCGTTAAATTTATTCAGGTCTTCTGCGTTGGTGATAAATCCATTTTCTAACAGGCGATAGCTGTATCCTTTTTTAGCTGCTCTTTTTGCGTTTGCAAGGTCGCTTCGCCCTACAATGCTATTGCTGCGTCCCGGGAAAAACGAGGTGATGAAATCCGCGAGCTTATTGTCGTACTGCTCTGCTGCAACACCACCTTTGATAATTACATGCCCACCTTTCGCAGATGCTGATGCACTGTCCATGTGGAGTTCCAGAATTTCATAACTTTTTGGAATGTTGAGTGAACTGATTCCCTTGTCTGCGTACCAGTTTCGATTGGTATCCGCAATTGTGACGTTGTTTCCTCCTAATACTGCGAGTCTGGAAGCAAGGTATCTGACTCTCTCTGCTTCTGTGTATCCGTGCCCTACGGCTCCTGAATCTCCTGCGCCGTGTCCGGCAATGACAAGTAAATGTGCCATGTTATTCTCCTTCCTGTGCGATGTCGCACGCTATATAATATGAAGAGGACGATTACTCGCCCTCAACTTCTGGTAATCCTGCTACACTTGTCAGCAAGGATAAAATTCCTGCCAGGACTGATGCTGAGACTACAAGCTTTGCATCGACCTGACCGAGTGCTGTTGCTGTGCCAATGGTTGCTACTGCAGTCTGTGCTACCGTTTTCACTGCTCTGACCGCTGCTTTCTTAGCCCACTTCTTTGTATCTACAGATACTTTAAATACACAATTTTTAAACATCATTAATCCTCTCCTTCATTGGGTGGCTCTGTAGGTAGCTCCATAAGCGCATGATATATTTGCGTTCCTACACCATTCCCCTTTAATGTGTGATATTGTTTATATTCGTCTTCCAGTGATTGTTTAACATACAAAGGGCAATATCCGTAATCGTCGTGATACTTGTTATAGAGGCGTATTAAATCTGCTCTAAGCAAAGCGCGTATTCCTTTTCGCATAGCAATCACCTGATAATATATGTATGCAATTGCTGATATCACGAACGATAATAATGCCCAATTTTCTGATAAAAACTTGATCATGTGCGTCCTTTCCTTATTTTATGGTATAAAAATAAGACCTTTCGGTCTTGCTCTGATTTCCATATATACCTCCACAAAAATAAGAGCAGTCATTCCGCTCTTATTTTAAAATATCAATCTTTACAATTATAAGTTTCAATATACATATTTCTGTATTTAATAAACTCTCTATAAAGTTTTGCTTCAAGTTCTAAAGCATCGAAATATTGTCTTTCATTACTGTATTCACCTATTTCAAAAAGAAGTTTATAATATTTCGTATCTTTATAGCTCTCTGGAATTTTATTTAAAACAAGTAATATATATGTCGTTGCTACAACACACTCACCATCTTTTTTCATTGATGAAAACACTTCCTTTAAATCATTTTCCATTTGATTCATTTCCATTACCTTTTGTTGTTTAAATATCTGTTCCCTTGATCCTTTTCTATCTATGTACAGCACATAAAATGTAATCATTCCAGATATAAAACTCCCAAATAAACCGCCAAAAAAGCCAAGCCATCCATCATTAGATGCATTGGATGGAATTTTATTTTTCACTATAAACATGGCAATCAGAATTGAAGTAACAAACAACAATATTGTAATAAGTACGCCTAGACCTACTTCTTTTTTGTTTTTCATTCATTTTCTCCTTCCACCTCAATTATACAGCAGAAAGAGATGTTTTCCAAGATTAATCTCCCAGGAGCAACGCCAGCTTCTTGGCTCTTAATGCATCTCCTCCACCGGCAGATACTTCCATATAACATTCTGCATCATTTTCCACGATTGTTGTTCCGGCGTATGTTACAAGATTCTTATATGCCTGGATTTCTTCTGGTGTGAGGTCGGTTTCGATTTGTGATGTTAATGCATAAATTACATATGTATTTTGGACTAATTTAATTGCTGTTTGCTTATCCGTAAATCTATCGTCGACAATAGCAATGATATTATCTTTAGGTGTGTACACATATCCGCTTTCCATAATCCACCCTGAACTTTTATATCGGTTCGATATAGGTAAATACTTTTTATTCATATTTTTAACGTCGATTGATAAATAACCATTCCCATTCGAATGGAAACCATGTGCTATGCACATAGTATCAACATCTTTCAGATTTAATCGCGTTACTTTTTTATACAACTTCCCACGCTTCAAATCCACATAATCAGCTATCCACTGCTGACCATCGGCATCGGTGTAGTTGCCGTCTGAGTCCACTGGAATAGCTGGAAGACTTGTTGGCGTGCTGATGGAGAGGGATTGTGGCTCATGGTATGGTTCATAGGAAGTGTACCCTCCTTCTTCAATTTGAAGGTTCTTAATTGCAACACTACAATTATTACAAGTAATGGTAAAATATATAGAATCCGTTCCGTCTGGAATTAAAAGTGGAATTTCTACATCTACATATTTCCCTATTTCTTGTTTTATTTCTTCATTTAAAATAATGTTTTCACTATCTTTAAAAACCAATATTCTTGCAGGATCTAATTTTTCAATCTCTATCGTTTTTTGCACTGCTTTGTATGAGAATGATATTGTATAAAGTTTACCTGACATTACTTTGATTTTTTCACCGAAGTTAATCCAACCATTAGAATAGTTTGTTGTTCCAGGAGATTCTGCATTCATATTGGTAGGTCTCGCATAAATCGTATTATTTTCAATTTTTTCAATTCTTAAATATTCGTTGTCACGAATACCGGTTAGCTCAAACAGGTTCTTCCCTCGCACTTCTACGCCAATCTTCCCATCACTGCCAGCGCTTACAATCTGCTGTGGATAATCTGGCGATGGGCTTGGCTGTCCGCCAGTGTAAGGCTCCCACGGAATAACTATATCTCCGATAGACACCATAAGTCCTTTTATGGTCGTTGTATACGTGCCATATCCTATTGTTTTTTCGTTTTCCTCGATAATATGAATACGACACTTTACTAGTTTGGCATCTGCTGGTATTGAAACTGTTATAGGCTTATTCATTCCAAACAAATTCCAAGAAGTTGTGCCATCTGGTTTTTTGTAGTTAATATCGCATATCAGCCTCAATGCCTCGCCCGCATCGTTTTCTGCTGACTCAACACTTGCTGTAATTATTTTCCCTGCCACTTTTGCTGTGTCGAGTTTGATACTTACGTTTCTATACGCACTATTGTCTCCCTCTGCATATACCCCTTGCGCAGTTATTACATATCCGTCATGTTGAGTTGAGGCTATTTCTCCTGCACTACTGCCTACATTTTTAATATCTAACAACTGCGCTCCTGTGGTACGCTCCTGCTTGCTCCAACCATACACTTTCATCTCATTCATCGGATTATTCTTCAATGAATCTGACATGATTGCTGGGGTCCCGGAGGCAGATATCTCTGCCCCGGTTCTGTTCTTGAGGATTTTATATAATAATAATAAGCTATCCATCATACCCACGGCCCCCATGTGCCATCATTAGCCATAATGCATGTATCTAATGCAGGAGTGTAGCAAATTGATCCTGGTAGAATCTTGCCTTTGAATGTGTCTCCCAAACTTGCTCGTTTCCACTCCACTTCTGTCGGAAGAGTGTCTTCCTTGGAATCCGCAAGAAATTCTCCAAGAATTCCCTCTCCCACTTCTGCCTTTTTTGCTTTAATTAGTGATACCATAGATTGCGCCTCCTTAGCCCACGATGACCTCATCGTAACCATCGGTTTCCAGGATTGTGTCCACTTCGTCTTTCCATTTTTTGTACAATCTTGTCCTAAAATATGCACGGTATTTCTTCTGGCCTGCCTCTGTGCTTTTGCCTGCCTCTTCCATAATTCTGCTTGTAATAAATGTTGCCATATCTTTCATCCTTTCTTTTCCTTTCCTATTTTGTATCAGTTTCTTCTGTACCATCACCGAGCAGTGCCGGCAGCACGTCTGTGAGAATACTGTCTACGGTAGCGATAAGCTCTGCATTTTCAGCCTCACGGCTTTTATTAGCTTCCGTTAGATTGTCCACATGCTCTTCCAGTGTATCAATACGATCCATTGGTGATTCTTTTTCCCGGTACATCACTACGCCCAAGATTCCAGCCGTGTATTTTACTACGGCATTTAAGTCCGTGTAATTCTCGTATTCTGCAATGGTGGACTCCCGTTCTGTCACGGTCATCTTTTGAGTCTTGAACTTATCCTGGAACATGGTTCGAAGTTCCTCTTCCGTTGCTGATATTGTCTTAATTAGGAGACTTCCATCTGCACGGATCGATGCGGACTGGACTATCAGTTCAGATGCATCATTGAATATAATCTTCAATTGTTACTCCTTTCTGTGCGCTGTCACACAATATAAAAAGAGCCTTTCGGCTCTGGTTGACAGGTTTCTATATAATAAGCGCATGACATATGAGTGTGAATTGTATTTATCGTAAGGAAGGCTCTCCTTTCTTATTTTTTTATGGGTGTCATACGCTTATTTTCCTTAACTAAATAGCAATTCTATTCATGTTCTTCCCCCATCAGAAATTGTACGTCGTAACTACCATATTATCGGACCACAAACTGAATGTCTCATTTTCTCCGTAGGCTTTCACTCTGACCGTCGCATTCTCCAATCCATCTTTAAGGAATTCATCGTAATAATTCGCTCGCACAATCGCATTGTAAGAAGTGGTATATGTCTTTTTCGTTCCATCCGTCTTGGTCACCATTACCTCATAATGTGTAGCATTATCGACCCTATCCCACTGCACGCTCAGACATCCGTATGTACCGTATCTGGATGTTCGCTTGATGTACGAAGTGTACTTAACCGATGGCTTTTCCAATACATTCTTCTCAAGAAACTTCTTCGCTGCTTCATCTATTGCACTCTGCAACTTATCGTCAATCTTGACTGTAATCTCTGGGATATCTATTTGGGGTGGATTTAGCGGTGGCGTGCATGCCATAGTAGGCACTGCACAGGTGAGTGTTAAGGCTACTAATAATACAGTTGCTAATAATTTTCTCATTTTTCTCATAGTTTTTTCCTCTTATTCTATCGCATACCATGTGTATGCACTATTACTTATTAATCCTTGTGCTTCGTTACTTGGTGTATATGTTACTGTCCCACCATTTACCGTTACTGCTCCAACACTTATGCTTGGACTTTTAACATACGAACCTGCACTGACTCCAAAACCTCTACAAGTACCGTCTATTCCATTCACTACTAATATTTCTATTCCAGTTGTGGCACTAACAAATGAATCTTTAACAACCAATAAGGTTGTAAAACTGTTTAGCCCAGTGTCTATCGTTACAGCATTTGTTCCAGCGCCGGTAATCGTGCCCTGTGCAACATTCTTTCCTCCTGAAGAGCCAGAAGATTCATATGTTCCAGTGACTCCAAAAATTGATATATCTTTCTTAATATTCTCCGCTAACAGGTTTGCATCTCCATCAATTAATTGAGCGCCAGCAAGATATTTTCCTCCTGGAATTGTTTGGTTGGAAGTTGATGGAGTAATTTTTTGAGATGCTATACTTTCAATCGTTCCTTCAATCTGTCCGTTTTGTCCACAAGCAATTACTCCCTTGAGCATTTTATTTGCTTGTACGGTTACATCTGGACTGAATATTTTAATGTAATAATATCCATCTACAACACCGCTATCAGGATAAGCGTCAGATATGTCAGCAGATATATATTCAATCAGATTGTCTCCACGTTCATCCAACTCAACTTTCTCATCAGATAAAGTCCAAATTTGGTAGTTACTCATATATGGTTTATATAAAATCTTTTTTGCTTCTCCATTTTTTGTATTGGTTGGCAAATATAACTTATTTAAACTAATTGCAGAACTACTCAAAGAATAATATCCATCATCTGTAATTGTGCGAGAAGTGTATTCTGCTGCTGCAAATCCATTTGGTTTTGTTGTGCTACCAGTATTTTCTTTGGTTTCTTTCCAACCAATTTTACGGTCATACTTTGCCCACACATAAGCGCCGTTCCCGATACCCTTCTCACACTGATGTGTTCCAATAACCTCTTCGCCCGCAGCGTTATACCCTATGATTCCTTCCAACATCTTATCTGGAGCTACCGTAGAGCCCGATAGGTCTATGACCGTCTTTGAGCCATACATTACCTTGTTGATTCCCACTTTTTCACCTCCTATCCGATATTGACGGTTGTGCCACCAGATGAATCATCCTGTTCACTATAAGGAATGCCCTGTACTGTAACTTCCGCAAGGTAATCATATCCAGTGTCCGGTGTCACTACCTGTTCCGATGTTCTTGGTGTGATTGTTTTTGACTGTACTTTTGCGCTTGAAGAACCGCCACTCGAAGAGCTTGTGCTTGTTCCGAAGTATGTAATTATATAATTGATTCTAATAGGACCTGCTTTTGCGCCAGATGCCAATGTTGCGTACCATGTTCCATTTTCATATGTGGCGCCCTGAACATGCACCTTCTGGGCGCCTCCATCCCCGTTTGAAAATGATACGGCTACGTTAGCGTTTGAGGCATCGCTTATACCGAGCACTTTGTTTATATCTGAGTTTGAGATAACCGAAACTGATGTGTTGTCTTTTAGACTTATGTTGCATACTCTGGACCCAGCGAAAAACATCTGTATATTTTTTCTTAATGAATTAAAGTTATTATTTAGTGACTCAAGTTCTTTTTCCAATTCCTCATTGGTTTTTCTCAGCGTAAAGAGCTGTTCTAGCGCCGTGATGCTCAGTCCCTCTATCTTCACCCTGTACAGAGGAAGTTCTCTCACCTTTCCCGCCTTGTATAGGTCTTCTTGTACAATCTCTGGATCCGTTTCTGTGCTTCCTGCCGTGCCCTTCTTGACTTCACATGTGTATGTATCGATACCACCGGTCCCGGTCGTTTCGAATCTTGCTACAATGATGTCGTTTCTGTTCTTGCCGCTCTGTCCATTTTCGATTTCGCAATCAATATAATCCCCGTAAGGGATACGGGCGAAATGTCCTCCTACGCAGATAATTCCATCTGCAATTCTTACCTTGTTATTGGACAGCACTGTGGCTTTACACGACTGTCCGTTGGTAGATACTCCGTCTCCGCCAAAAAGGCTCAGGTAGACAGACGCGTCATCTTCCGCGCGTATGTGCGCTTCTTCTCCCGGTGGTGTGCTTACTGTGATTGGTATTAATCCAGACATTTAATCATCTCCTTTCATTTTATAATCCACTGTCGCCTCTCCTTTTTCTACTTTAAATATCTTTTGGATAATTGGCTTTTTTACTTCTGTATCCGTGATTTCATCGTATCCAGCTACGATATCTCCAAGCTCTAAATCAATGTCTTCTATGTTTATATCGCATTTTTTGTGATTTTGAAGCTCTTGAAGACGCTTTATTCCACCTTCCTCGAGCTTTTCTCTATCCGCCGATGAATAGTCATAGACTGCAGCTATCTCGTTAGCTCCGTAGTAATACTGATTTTTTCCGATGCTGCCATCTTCCTGCACGTACAGGTGGAGTACTATTCTGTCTTGGTTTTCTCCTTCTCCTACACACACTAGATGGTTCACACCCGCTCTGTAGTCTTCTACTGTGATATCTGCTTTGCTCTCCTGGCTATATTCCAGCTCTTCCGAATAATCCTTTATTGGGACAGCTTCCAGCTTTACATAGCCATAGTCTAGTCCACTTGGCTGAATATACTTAATATCCAGTCTGTAAGCGTACTGATCCAGTAGTTTCTGTATCGCGTCGTACAGCGTGACGTATCTGTCTACTTTCCAGTTGCTCACTTCTATTCCAGTTTTAGAAGAGGTCACTACGAACAGGCTTCCGAAACTGTCTTCAACCAGCTGCGTGATTATCTCATTTATGTCTCCGGATAATATTAGATGGTCTTGTCCAGCTGGCGGTTCCACAATCTTATAGATCAGCATTCCTCTCCATGTATATCCTGAGAGTGTGAGCTTTTCTGTTTTGGAAACCGACTTGATTCCTTTTATGATTCCTCCGTATTCCGTATCTGGAACAAAAAATCTGCACCCGTATCCGTATCTTTCTTCATTCCATTCGCTGCTGTCGATCTCAATTTCGAAGTCGCACTTGTCGCCGATGTCTATGTCTACTTTTGCACTGTCCGTGAGATTTCCCTGTTCTTCCCCGGTCGGTTTTGTAACTATGATTTTAACGGGATCCATTTTGGCTCTGTCCTTTCTTCGAATATAATCAAATCGAAATCGAAGCCTCCCGGCCATGATACTGTATTTCTTCCAGGCTTTATTTTTTGAAAGAAGGTGCGCGACTTCTCTCTGGAATGGAAAGCATTTACTTCTTCTCCATTTCTCATTATTTTTGTTATAGTCTCTGTTCTACTGTCTATTTCAAGTCGTTCGCCTTCTTCTAAAATAACGTTCGCCCGGTATGATGCTTCTCCAATCGAGACCTGTGGGTTTGTTACTTTTCCGTATATGATTAATCTAAAATTTGAATCCGTAAAATGCGGATTGATGAAATAATTGCTATTCTGCCCGGTAGTGTATCTATATGGGTATCTTCCTGGGTATCTTTTATTGTTCGTTGTTGCTTGATTGTAGCTATGGAATTCATAGGTATGCTTGTTGATCCAAAATGGATAAAATGATACTAATGTTGCATCTATGTCAATCGTGTAAAATGCGTCATCGTAATCTTTTGGAGCTAATCCTGTAATATAGCAAGGCAGGTAGTAATCTCCATACCAGAGCTTGCCCTCTGCCTTGCTTAGAATATCTTCATCTGTAATTTCACTGATGCTGTTTACAATCTCGCAATATTCGCTTTCGGAATCGCAAAATATCTGAAGCGTGATTTTTTTCTGTACGCTGGTCCTGTAGAATTTATTGAGTTTCGACCTGTTTCTCAGCTTATTTTCGCTTGCCTCGTAGCTCCAGCTTTTCCCGAATATGTCTGTAATATCATTAAGTACAACCGGCCACTTATCCAACTCTATTTTCTTTTCATTGCTATTTTCGTAGCATATCATTATGCCGTGACCTCCTCGATAATTCGTCCAAATTCTCTTCCATTATATTCTACAGTTACTTTTCTTCTTGCCATCGCATCAGCCAGCCGGTCATAGTCAATCGGATCTGTCTCTGTTCTCTGCAGTTTCGCCAGTGCGCTTTCTACAGATTCTTCTACGTATGACCTTAATAGTGTGATTGGTGCTACCGCTTCCTCTCCAGCTTCTCCCACGCCTTTTAGCCCGCTGTAAGTCGGTAAAATAGTGGCTTGTCTGAATATTGCTCCTTTTGCATACCAGCTAATTCCAAACTTTGGAACTGATGGCGGATCAAGAGAAAATGATCCAGTGATAGAAAAATGTGGCAGCTTTAAATCTGGCAGCTTCCATGTGAAATTGAAGAAACTCTTGATTTTTTCAATTGCACTTTTTACGGTATCTCTAGCTGCATTAATTTTTGTAGAAATTCCATTTTTGATTCCTTCAAACGTATTTTTCACTCCGTTTGTAAATGAATCTAATCCACATGCATGTAAAAGTGATGTGAAGAAATTCACCAGTCCACTCAAAAATCCGTTCAGTCCTCCTACTACTAAGCTCCACAGTCCGGAAAATGTCGTTCCAACTCCTGACTTCCATGTCTGCAATCCCTGATAGGCCTTATCCATATCTCCCGTAAATACTCCGACAATAAATGTTCCTAGTCCGGAAAGCTGGTCGATTAATCCTCCGATGATCGTCAAAATTGGATTGATAATACTAAGCAACATGCTGAATCCTGCTGCTACCTGTGCAAGTGCCGGTATGATAATTATCGCCAATACTGTGCCTACTATCTCAAGCAAATCTTCCAGCCCAAGAATCTTTTCCTCGAATCCTCCCAGTGTCTGCTTAATCTCATCTATTTTCCCACTGATATCAAGAGAATCTAAGAATCCTGAGATAGTATCCTGAAAGATTCCAAATAATTCCGTAAAAAAATCCCGGAATGATTCGCTCTTCTGCCATAGTAATGCGATTGCCCCTGTAATTGCAGCTATCGCTGCGACTATTAGTAGTATTGGTCCCAGCGCTATTCCGGCGCCCCCTGCTGCGGCTGCCCCTGCTCCTTCTGCTGCTGTTCCAATTCCGGCAATCATACCTGTTAATTTAGAACCGACTCCGATAATTGCAGATATCCCAGTCGACACTTTACCGATTCCTATCAGCAATGGCGATAGGATTGCTACGAATCCCAAGATTCCAAGAAGTATTTTTTGCTGATTTGAATCCATCTGTGATATTGCATCGGCAAATCCTTTTATCTTCTCTGTTCCCTGTGCGATCATTGGGAGAAATGTAGAGCCCAATGTAATTCCCACGTCTTTCAGGTTATTACCCATAATCTGTATTTTGCTTTTCGTGGTTTCGTATCTCTTATTTGCTTCTTCTGTTAGAGCCGTATTTTCATTCCAGGCTTCATTTCCTGTCTGTATTGCCGAAGTAAATACGTCGCTTGCATTTGCGGATCTTAACAATGCGTCTCGCATTCTAGTCTCTGTGATTCCCATATCGTCCAGAACTTTAATAGCTGAGTCTGATTCTCCTCCGCACTGTGAAAGTCCTGTGATAAACGCTTCCAGAGCACCCGTAGCGTCTTCTCGGAATAATGTAGAGAACTCGTCCACACTCATTCCTGCCACATTAGCCCAGTCTTTTAATCCCTCGCTATTTGTTTCTACGTCTAGCTGCATCTGTACCATAGCTTTTGAAAATGCTGTACCTCCAGCCTGTGCTTCCATTCCTACAGAAGATAGTGCTGTAGCCAGTGCCAAAATGTCTGATTCTGACATGCCGACCTGTGTTCCTGCGGATGCTAGATTCGTCGCCATGTTCATAATGTCCGCTTCCGTTGTTGCGTAATTATTTCCAAGGTCAACAATAGTACTTCCCATTTTCGAGTACTTTTCCTCCGCTGACATAGATTGGTCTGCTGCTAATCCTGTAACATTTGCAAACTTCGCGATTGCTGTTGCCGCGTCGTCTGCTGCCAGGTTCGTAGAATTTCCCATATCGATCATGACGCGGGTGAATCCCAGTACATCTTGTGTCTTAATTCCAAGTTGCCCTGCCGTCTCAGCCACCGATGCAATCTCTGTGGTTGATGCCGGTATTTCTTTTGCCATTGATCGGATTCCATCTTCCAGCTGTTGGTAACTGTAAATGCATTGACCATTTGCGTCGTAGACCTCGTCTGAAGTCTTTTTTACTCCTGCAAACGCATCCTCGAACGTAATTGCGGATGCGGCCGCTCCTGTTAATGCTCCGGCCGCTGTTGTACTAACTGCCCTTAAGCTCTGCCCGACCTTTTCCGTTCCTTCTCCGAATTTTCCAAGTCCTTCTCCAAAAGTCTGAACCGCGCTTTTTTGTTCGCTCAGTTCTTTTGTGGTATTTCGAATCTCATTTTGGATTGCCGCCTGCTGTGTCTGTGCTTCTACAAGGCTGGACTTCAATTCATTGTACTTTTCTGAATTTTCTCCAACTTCCTGAGAGCACGCATCCAGTGCACTTTGAAGTGTTGCTGTTTTTTGCGCAACAATCTGTGACTGATTTGCAAGTAATACCTGTCTTTCCCTCAGTAAACTGGTCTTATTTTCAGATCCGTCCAGTTTTGTCTGATTAAGCTCCAATTCCTGATCGAGCTGCTTTATTTTCTGATCAGCCTGTTCAACAGCATTCTGAAGCTGCGCTTCTGCCTCAGCCTGTTTTTTTAACTTCTCAGCTGCTTCAAGTGCTTCCTGGCTCAACTCAGATTCTGCTTCTTTTTGCTCGTCCAGTTTCCCTGTTGTGCTGGATAGCTCCTGTGCAATCGTCTCCTGTACGCGCTTCGCGTCTGCAAGCTTTGCACTCCAGTTGCTTGCTTCTATGGAGTTTTCTCCAAATACTTCTTTTGCAACCCGTAATTTGTCGCTCAAAAAAGTGACCTTGTCTCCACTTGCCTGTAATTCCTGCTTCAGAAGCTTTTCTCTCTGTTCCAGAGCGTCCACAGACGTGCCTGTGCCTTTCATCTGAGTTTCATTTAATTTTAATTCCGCCCGGAGCTGCTTCAAACTTGCGTCAGCCTGTTTGATTCCGGCCGTAAAATCCGTTGTTTTCGCGCGAAATGTTACGCTTGCTTCTCTGTTGGCTAGTAGATCACCTTCTTTCTATCATCTTTTCTTCCATGTAGTTTTTCCAACTCATGTAAGCGTGTTTATCTTCCAAAATTGTTAATAATACGTTGTACTCGGAGTTCCAGAACAGCTCTTCGCTGATTCCGTTGATAATTACATAATAGGTATACATATCTTCCACTTCCTCAATTTCAAATCTTGGAAGCCTCAGTGTATTTTTGCTCTTTCCTACTGTTGCTCTTCTGAAGGCTGTTCTGAATCCTGCTTTTTTGACGGTGAGATCATTTCCTGTACTACATTTACATTTTTCATGTAATCTGGGTTTGCATTTTCAATGAATTCCTTGAATGTCATCAAATTCTCTTTCTCTTCATCCTGATTGGCATTCAAGTATGCCGAATGCATGAACTCGTACACTTCCATGACATCTTTTTCATTTACTCCTTTTACCAGGACTTTGCTGATCTTTTCATATGCCTTTTCATTTTTATTTCTCAGGCTCAACAGCAAAATGGGAGCTGTGGACATTGTCACAAACTCCCCGTCTGCCATTTCATATTCCTGGAAATTGAATACGTCCTTACTGCGCATCGTTTTCCTCCAGTTCTACAATTCTTTCGATAATTTCATCTTTCTTGCCTTCGGCGCTTACGCCTTTTTCTTCCGCAAGCTTTTTCAGTTCTTCGACGTTCATTTTCTTCAGCTCGCTTTTGGTATAGTGTTCTGCTCCTGGCGTTTCCTCCTGATCCTCTTCCTGTGTTTCTTCTGGAACTGGCTCCAATGGCTCCAAAATGCCTTCCCGCACTTTTTCAATCTCCTCGTAGCGTTCTTTGCTCACTTCGATGATTTCTCCTGCCAAGTGTAAATTGTGTGTGTATTTGTCTCTGAAACTAATCTTTACTTTTGCTTCCATAATTCCCTCCTATGCGCTAAGTTCAACAAGTTCTCTTGAAAATTCTTCCATCCACTTTGTTTTTACCGTCGCGTCCTGCAGATCTGTCTCTACAGCTTCGTACATGCCTTCTCCATTCTCATCTGGCATTACTGCTATTTCGAGTTCTAACATGGCTACGTCTTCCGTGTCGTTATCTACAGTCCTGCTAAGTCCATTTGTGATTGTACAATTTGGATAAGCCTTATACTTCACATCTCCGTCCTCATTCAGGATTTTAGCCGTAACACATGCCACCGCGTGCAAAGAGCTTTGTCCGTATGCCACGATTCCGTCTTTCAGTTCTTTCCTGCTCATTCCATGCATATCAACAAGCATGTCCTGTGGCGTGTATGCCGAAAATTTCAGCTTTCCGGATCCCGTTCCTTTTGTTCTTGTTTTTATGACTTTCGAGCCACATTTTTTCTGTACGGTCTTGCTCGTAAGCTCCTCTTCCAGTTTTCCCACGCATTTCAGAATATCTGCTTTTACCGCCGGAGATATTCTGATTCCAAGTTCTGTGATTTCATATTCTGAAAAATCCACATTTGTGATTCCTGCCATTATATTTCCTCCAATCTTTTTACTAATTCGTCTATAACTTCATTTACAATTTTGTCTTCGCTTGCATTTGCCCCGTCAAACATGAACTGCTGATTTCCATAATGATGCTGCGTATTCGATCCATCATCTGGGAAATACAGATAGTGATACGGTCCTTTGGTTTTTACAATTACTGCAAGGTTCTCTTCCTTAAGTGTGAATGGATCTGTCTGTGAAGCAGCTGTTTTCTTTCCATTCCACGTTCTTCCGGATGCAGGGAGAATCTTCTGAATGTTCTCTTTGATGATCCGTCCTCCTTCTGTGTGGAGGTAATCATTAATAATTCTTTCTGCCACCGCCCCATCAGAAAACTTGGAAATCGCATCTACAACACGTTCGAATTCTTTGGCATCTAAATAGAAATAGCTCATACCCTGCACCTTTTTTCTACTTTGGAAAATTCCATGGTCGCAATTTCAACCATTGTCTCACCGGATTTTTCCACGTAATCATAAGTAGTCTCTGTGTTCGACTTATCAAATCCAACTTTTTTCATAGCTTGCAACACTTTTTCTTCCATTCCTTCTGGAATTTCTTCTTCTTTCACAATTGCTACGAAATATCTGAAAATCACACCAGCTCTACTCTCTGTCTTTCCTTTTCTCCGGCGGCCATAAACGATGCAGTCCCAGTTATTTTTATTTTGAAAACGTCCAATACCATAGAAGACTTTTGGCTCTACCTCCTGTAAGGCTTCTTTGATTTTTTTATTCAATCTTTCTCACCTCTTCCAGATAAAAATACAATTCCTGCTCTGCCCTTGACCTGTCGATGTAGATAATCGCATAGATCGTGTCTCCTATTACCACGTTTCTTGAACTGTCCATGTTCCCGTCATCCGGAGTGGCGATTTTAAGTGAAAGTGTTGTTCCTAGCTGTTGCGCAAACTCTACGTCCTGCTGCCGGTTCGACTTTTCCGTATAATACAGAAAGCCCAGATATTCTAAATCATCCAGGCTTTTTACATTGCTCTCCGGGTCTTTTTTTCTGTAGAGCTCTGCAATTCCATCACTGTAGCTCTTCTGTTTCTTCCTTGCCATATTTCACCTCGTATCTGTGCCTCTGTGTCAAGATTTCCCGTCTATAATTCACAGTGAATTCATTTGCCTGGTTGCTCCAACGATACAGACAATATTCCAAAAATAATCCCCTTGTTAATCCTGGTGATAACAGGTCGCTTTCATCTTCCTCTTTTATGCCAAGCAAATGCATGATAACCGGAACTGCATCTTCTACAATCCCAGTTATCTGTTTATTTGTCTGCTCTTTCGACCAACTGATTTTGCATTTATTTTTTGCAAGCTCTACAAGTGTTCCTATCTGCTCTTCTGTCATATCTCTTACGCTGTTAATACATCAGCGTCATTTCTGACTACAAAATAAGCAGGATCCAGCGCTGAGATATCCAGTACAATTGCAACCGTATTATCCCAAGGACGTCCATTTCCATGCATTTTAATTTTGTATACTCTCGCATCTTCGATGAATTTTGCAGAATCGTCCTTTTCAATGTTTCCGTCTTTGTTTCCTCCGATTCCCATGAAATACTCTTCCGGCAGGCAGAGGATAGCCTGACCTGTCTTGACCTCATTCGATCTTACGACCTCTGTTGGGAACGGGAATAAGTCTTTCGCATAAGTTCCCGCTGCTGTCATGACCGTTGTTGCCGGCATAATTTTGGTCAGATAATCAATCTGGTTGCAGATCAGGAGTACTTCGTCAAATGCTCTAAGTCTTCCGCTTTCTGTCGTTGCAAGTTTTGCCACAACTGGACCGTATTCTTTCGGCATGAAGCTGGTAACCTTAATCGGTTTCTTCTCTGGATATCCGGTAGAAGAATTGAAATCTACACCCTCGTGGATATCTCTATTCAATCCGATCGGTTCATTTTTTCCTGATCCACAGATAATTGCTTTCTCCAGTGCTACATAGAGTGCTTCTTTCAGAATGGTTCTGATGTAATTATCGAGATAGGAAGGTCCTAAGCCTAACATGTCCTGCGGAATAACCGCGTAAGCGCTTAACTTGTATAAAGTCACTTCAATCTCTTTGAAGCCTGATGTGATCTGCTGCTTAATTTCATCATTGATATTTCCCCACGCTGCGCTCTGCTTTGTATGGTCATTCAAGATCCATCTGGTCAGATACTTCACGTTCTGGAATGTAATTTTATTTAAAAGCGGGTGTTCCTCTGTTAATTCTCTGTAAACATCCTCGATGATCGTCTCTGGCATTCCGCCATTTGTTGTAATAAGATCCGTGAATGCCTGCCGTGCATTACTCTCTTTTTCCGCTTTTATGAGCTTCTGATAGAACTCTGTCTCTTCTGTAGTCAGCATTCTATATCCGCGCTGTGCAAGCACCTTCTGATTGGTATTGTACATTTCGCAATCTGTTTTTACTTTTTCCGAAATAGAATTGATGACCTGCTGCCACGCCTTTCCCGCTCCTTCTGCATCTCCGCTCTGGAGTGCCTTCTGAAGTGCTGATACTGCTTCTTTCTGTGCTACGTCTGCTACGTTTCCTAACATCTTTTTTCCTCCTATAATGAAAACATATTGAAAAATGTCTCCATAGAGACATCGTCTTCCTGTTCTTCCGGTTTTACCAGTTCTTCAAATTCTTTTAGCTGGTCTGCAAAATTGGACTGCTTGATCTTGTCTTTCATCTCATTGATTTTTTTTGTTGACTGCATCGCTTCATCTACTGCTATAGATGTGCGTCCGGCAATCTCATCAATGACTCCAAGCTCAAGAGCATCATCTGGACCAAGAAGTGTCTCCTTGTCCATGACTTCTTTTATCTTTTCTTCTGTGACTTTGCCTTCGCATCTCTGTACGAACAGAGCTCTGGAAGCTTTCATCCAAGCGTCAAGCTTGTCTGCCTCGTTTCTGAGATCATCCGCGCTTCCGACTGCTACAGTCCACATGTTGTGCAGGATCATTCCTGTACCTTCTCCCATGACTCTGTGGTCACATGCCTGTAAGATTGTGGCTGCAATGCTATTTGCCACTCCGTCTACATAGCCAGTCTTATAAGCTTTGCACCGCTTTAACTGCGTAAAAATAGCGGTTCCTTCTTTTACTGAACCGCCATCCGAATTGATATATAATTCAATTGTGTCTCCATCTCCGACCTGTTCTAAGATTTCCTGGAAATGTTTTGCCGATGTCTCTGCGTCATCGTACTTGTACGTTTCCCAATTGAAATCTCCTTTCGCCTTTACTTCATCGTACAGATATAGCTTATGTACTGTTCCGACTTTTTGGTATGCATAGCAAATTCCTCCGATTTTACCCATCGTTCTCACCTCCTTCCATATTTTCCGTTGCATCTTCCACATTTTGGAAGTTCTTTGTAATTCTGTACTGCTTGCTCCATTCTGTATCTAATGGCATCAGTTCCAACTCCTCTCTTACTTCATCTGTGTTCAATACCGCTGATCCAACAATTTTTTCTACATTTGCTGCAGAATCAAACAGGTCTCTGTGCTTGATTCTTCCGCTGTAGCATTTGTAATAATTGCCTTTTGTGTATTCATAGGCTGTCGCTCTTTTGTTCAGGACCTCCGATATTGTGTTTGCCAACGGGTCAACTGCAAATGTCAGAAAAATATCTAATACATCTTTTACATTCGTGACGCTTCCGAGCATCATGGAAGCTGGGATTTTGAATGCCTGTCCCACGACCTCAAAAATGTCTTTTCTGATGCTAATAAAATCTTCTGATGATTTTTGCGGTTTGTTCGAGGACTCTTCTGTTAATTCCTCTCCTTCATACTCCACGTAGGTCGCATATTCATTTTCCATGTATGCCTTGATGTCTTTTGAAATGATATCTGAAAATGTTTTTTCAAACTCCTTATCTCCCGCTTTCATTGCATCTACTTTATACTTGAACTTTCGACCGTTCGTGTCTCTGAATGTCCGCGCTGCTGTTTCCAGCAGCTTTCCATATTCCTGATACATTCCGTCTATCAGTCCTTTTACGCATTCGTCTTCCATTTTGAACAGGTATACTTCCTGTGCAGTGAACACCTTGTTCAGTTGCAAGCCTCCAGTCAGTACTACACCGCCATATATATTTCCCAGTATCGGCCGTTCCTCCAATATCGAAAAATCTTCTGCACAATGCAACTCGCCATTGATTTCTACTACCAGCGCGCCTTTCTCTTCGCGGATCATCTTCCGGATTACCTTGTGCCAGAAGTAATTGCTGTTTTCATTTTTGTTCGGCGACACATTCAGCAAATAATAGTCTTCATTTTTCACCGGCTTCCCCTTTGAAAAAACGCGCATCTCGCACATGCTGATTGCATTCGCAAGGTATGACTGTGCGGTGTATATTGCCAGTTCCTCATAGTAGATCGTTGCCGGGATATCTATCACTACTGTCTGCTCTGATCCTATTTTTATTTTTCCAATCCATTTCGCCAAGTAGCTTCCTAGTCCCACTTTTTTCCTCCTAACATATTGTCCTTAACCTCTTTCGTCCAATTGCCGGACGCTGCTTTATGATATCTTCCCATGTCATTGCGGCTACCCACGCCATTGCTCCGTCAGTCTTTCTGGACCTTGGCTCTATTTTTTGATAGTCAACATTCCCTTTTTTGTCTGTGACTGCCTTGACGTTCCACACGTACCAGCGCATGATCGGGCATGTTCCCCATGCGATCAATCCTTTCGATAGCACGTATCCGATTACCGGCGCAACTTTCATGATGTCACTCGGTCTGATCAGCTTCAGGTTTTTCTTCTCATAAGAAAATCCTATCTTTTTCAACTCATCTCGGAATAACGTTTGTCTGAAATTGTCCATTACCACCCCTTCTATGATGTATAATTTCGCCATTTCTTTTAGCCACTCTACGATTAACTTTGGTGATATTTCTACATCATTTACCATGGTTAATACTCCCGCTTCTTCCGCTTCTTTTAGCGGATAACGGATTCTTGGCAAATCTCTTGATTTTGTGCATACCCATGTATGATGCAGCCAGTATCTTTGGTCACCTACCTTAAACAGAAGTCCTGCTACTACAAAGTCATCTGTTTTCGAAAAGTCAATTCCAGCTACGCAAGAATATCCCTTTAACTCTGGAAGCTCCCGCGTAGCTTTCACCAGATTATTCCAATCTGTCACGCAATACTGTGTTTCTCCAGGTGGTCTGTTCATTCGCTTTGTCATAAATGCTGTGTGAGTAACTGGATCTCTTTTGTAATCCACATACTCCAATTTCATTTCATAAAGCAGGTTTGGAAAGAATCGTAGTGATGGATTTGCTTTGTTCCACATTTTTTCTGTGTGTACTTCTTCCGGATCATCTAGCCAGCAAATAAAAGGTAGTGTTCCGTTATCCGGCAGTTCTCCCTTTAAAATTTCCAGGCATGTATCTATCAACTGGTCTAGCGGACCGTCTCTTACGTCTCCCTGTGTTGTGATGATTGTTCTTCGCGGAAACTGTTTTTTTCCAAGTCCTCCGGTAGCTACCTCTATCAATTTGTAATTTTCATAAGCGTGATACTCATCAAAATCAACCTTTCCTGGGCGTCCTCCATCTTTTGTCCCCGGAGCTCGTGTATGATATTTTAGTTTTGACCCTGTATTTATGTTTGTGATACACTCCAAATTCCATTTAAAATAGTTTTTGAAATAATCTTTTTTATCTTCCAGAATATTGTAAATGTCTTCAAATGTCGCTTTTGCCTGATCTTCCGATGTTGCGAACATATCTATGTGATAATATTTCACGCCATTGATCGGTGTCATCAATGCAAAATCTTCAAATGCAAGATATCCATTTTTCCCAGCCCCTCTTCCCACCAAAATTACAAGTACAGGAAAGCGTAATTGTCCGTCTCTCCTGTATACGCAATTGTGAAGTGCAAAGCAAAATTGTTCCCATGGCAATAACTTATATGGGAAATGCTTTTGTAATCCCAGATATCTTTCTAATTGCTTTTCGTCTACATATACGTCTTCCTCCGCAAATACTTTTTCCACAAAGTCGCAAAGAAGCAGTTGCTCTTTGCACACAACTGCTTCGTCACTTCGCACGAATGCGATATATTCATCTATCTGCTTACAGATCTTCATCTATCATTTCATTTCCGGTCGGTTCATCAGTCGTCAACCCCATTTCTTTCAGGAGCTGAAGCATCTGCTTTTCCACCGCTACCAAATCCTTTACAGATTGGTTCTGTTTAATGATCGGATAGCCATTCGCGGAGGTTGTCTCATAGGCTACTCCCCTCTCTTTTACATCTTTTTGGAGGTCTTTTTTTATATCATATAGCGACATATAGTCATAAATAAGATCCATAAAATGAGCTACATTCGCGCCTTTTGCTTCTAGCTGCTTTATTAGCGAAGCCTTAATTTGCGCCTTTGTCGGCTTTTTTGTCTTTTCCATCTTGACACCAACTTTTTTATTTTTTATCATGCGCGACTCAGCGCGGTTTAGTCTTGCCCCCTACCCGTTGTAAGCTCCCCCACGGAAATTAGGGTATATGGGGGTATGGGGGGCTGTTTTAGTGAAGAAAATCTCGCTGTACATTCCAATCACATCATCAAGTACCAGGAATCGGTTGCAACAAGACGTTCGCACCTCTGTCACTCTGTGTGGTGAGCTCCCGAACACTCTGTCATACTTGTATTCAATTGCTCTCCTGTATCCGTGTCCAGTGAACACGACATAGTCTCCAACTTTTACCAACGTTCTTCATTCACCTGTTTCTTTTTCTTATACTTCATTCGTTCATGTGCTCTGTCGTGACAGTCGTGGCAGAGCGGCACAAGGTTCCTGTATCTCTGCCCTCTGTAATCATAGTACTCGCACAGTGCAAGCTCTGGGTACTTCTTAACATATTGTATGTGATGTACCTCTTCTGCTTTTGATATGATTCCCTTTTCTCTACACCATAGGCATTCATTATGGAATTCCTTCAGGACTTTCTCTTTCAGTTCCTTCCACTCTCTACTCTTGTAGAATCTATATAGCTTATCTTCCGCTATCAATTGTTTTATCTTTTCTTTCGTCCACTCTGCCATATTCTTTTGCGACGTCGCACGATTGCAGGAGCAGGAATCGAACCTGCTTCCTCCGGCTACTAACACCGGTGTGCTTGCCTTTCGCACCCTCCTGCTACATTACTCTACAATCACACTTTCTCTTTTCCACAAAGAGAATTACCTTGTTCCTGTTCATATATGTGCAAGCATAATGATATTCCTTTCCATCATTGGTAATAATCCTTTTGCAATATTCGCATTCCTTGCACTTCGGTATCTTTCTATCAGCTTTTCTTTTGTTCCTGGTGTACCCAGGACACCCTTCCTCTGCTGGACAGTGCTGCCCTTTCTTGAGTCGGTAATAATATTTACAGCATGTGTTTTTACATGTAACTAGCATATTCCCTCCACATAGAAAAGCACCCGGACAATTCCGAGTGCTTTTCTATTATTCATGATTTACTTCGTTGATAAACTCTTTCATCATAATCGTTAATTGGTTTGACTGGCTTACCCCAGCTTTCTCACAGGCCTCTGCAAATGCTTCCACCGTCTCCCGCTTTAACTTATACGACTTTGACATAAGTCCAACTTTCTTTGCGTACTTCTCTGTTGCAATCGTCTGTTTTGTTGGCTTTCCCTTCGGCATGTTTCTTATCCTCTCTTCTTTGTGAAATAAATAATCAGTTTTACAATTCCAATTACGATAAAAAACAGTCCTAAAAATTCCAATGCTTTCATTTACTTTTGTGAGCAACCGTGTTATATTGTGTTCAAGAGAAGGGCTTTCGCCCCTCTCCCCCATTAAAGTTTTTTCTTAGTTAAGTATTTTGCTAAGAATTAGTAGGATAATTCCTACTACCAAGTCCGTAAGTGCACCGACCAGCCAAGTCTTAAATGTGCTTTCGGACTTTTCTTTTTTTATCTTTCGTTTTCGATCGCTCAACTCTTTCACCTCCTTACAAGTATATATTATCATATGGTGTACCATATGTCAATACTTTTTCTGAGGTTTTAGCTAAAATGGCAGCAATCAATTGACTGCTGCCACTGTTCATTCTCTTCCGTTGTTCTCTTCCATTCTTCTTTTTATCAGAGCGTGATTAGGCCACGCTCTGATGTGTGAAATTCTAAGGAGTCCTTTGTGATTCGTCTGATCTCATCTTTTGGACGCTATCATATTAACACTGTTTTTTGTCCTGTGAGTTTTTATTTTCTTAATATTTCCATCTTTTTTTATCCAGCAACCAATAGAACTTTCTCCTTGCCTCGTAATAGTCCGTATTTTTGCAATCCATTCCTTCCATCATTCGTAGATTATTAAATGTTACGCCTTCTTGCGTAACTGCTTTTAATATCCAGCTGTACAAATCCGGGCTCGCTTCTATTGCTGTCTGCTCAACTATCTTACACTTTTCTTCCAGCTCCATTCTTCTGATTGCCAGCTGTTCCGTGGCGCTCCCCTGTGATGGGCTTCCTTTTCCTTCCTGTCCATACTGGATGGCCTTTACTGTATTTGTAAGATTTGCAAGTTCTTCGCGCCATTCTGGATATTGATAGCATCTGTATTTTAATTCACAGAATCTATCTTTTGAAATATTATATTTCTTTTCATTGATCGGTCTTGTGTCTGGCATATACTCCTCCTACGATGTTCTGCTGCCACAGTTGTTACACTCTTTTCTGGAATTTTTCAAGCATTCTCGCCTTCCAGTTCGTCGATTCTGGTTCTTCCGGTTCTTTCATTTCTCCATACAGGAATGACTTAATCTTTTCCTTACAATCTCTGCAATAGCATCTGTCCTCGATTATCCCTCCCTCGAACATTACTTCCATCGCCTCAATCATGTTTGGTGTGCCCACGCTTTCTACTGTGATTGCTACTCTGTAGATGGCTCCGTTTACGATTTCTTTTCCGCAACGGTCACAGTGGTATGTTATCATTTTGTACCTCCTCGAAATATTTTTTTAATTATCTTTCATCCAATCATATAACTTTTCAATACATTCATCGCACAGGTCGTATTCTTCATCTGGTATTCCTCGTTCGCTTATCGTTGCAATTGTACTTACGATTCCATTCCCGGTTGCCTTTGTTTTACACTTTTCGTTCTTCTCGTATATTGCTCCACATCTATCGCATTTTTTTACTTTCATCTTTTACTCCTCCTCTCCTTATAGCTGTTAGCAAGTCTTCCACTCCCTGGACGTATCCGTCTTTATATTCTGTAGCCTCTTTTATTTTCTGGCTACACTTTCTCTCTACTTCATTTTGCAACTTATTTGCTCGTTCTTCTATCTGGTCATATTCTTTCTTGTCCATTGCAGCCTCCTAAATCTTATCTCCTATAAGCTTTTCTGTTAATTTCATGTATAAGTCTTTGTATATGTCTCTTTCTGCCGCGACTTTGATGGTTTCGTCTGTGTTTTCTGTCTCTATATGTGATAATTGTTTTTCTAATTCCTGCTGGTAATCAATCTCTTCCTTAATTCTGTTTCGAAGTCCATCATTTATTCTCTGTGCCTCACTCAGAGAATCTGTCAGCTCTTTCAGCTTTTCTGCCATAGTGTCGTCGCTTTCTGTGATTCCGAGTGAGATGGATAACCCCTTGTTAATTTTCTCTATTTCCTCGTCCGTACAGGTACGTATGAATCCGTCAATTCTGTCTTTGCTGACACTCACGACCTGCTCGCAGAGCGCCGTAGATGGTAGATGGCATCTTACTTTTGCGTGTGTTGGCAGTGATTCATTTGGCTTTTCTACCAGATATGCCACTTCTACCATGTTCTGGCTTTCGTTAATGTCGTTGTTCGACACGATAACCGCCGGTCTACCTGTGTCCTGATTTATTTTTTTGATGTAGAATATGTCTCCTCTATATATTTCCATTGTTTTTTTTGCTCCCTTCTCCGTGTTTTTAATGGCTTGGAATGCTGTTGGATCATAATAACCAGCTCCATTTCTTTTTATGTTATCCATTTTCTACTCCTTATATGGTTCTGGAAGTGGTCTCCATGCTTCTACGGCTATTCCGAAGTCTTCACATGGTATGTCTTCGTTAAGATAGAATGTTCCTCCAATATCGTCTTCCTCGTATTTTCCGACGCCTAGAGTGCTAAAGCCTTCGCATGATATCAATACATATTCTCCAGTTTTCGGCAATCTTTCACTGCATGGAATCCACTGAGTTTCTTTCAGTACATGTATCCCCATTTCAATAGCATCTACTGTTTCCTCAGACCAGCCCCATTCAAGATGTTTCACCAATCTATCTATTGCTTGTTGATTATTCATCTTCGCCCTCCTTATACGGTTCCGGCAATGGCATCCAGGCAGCAATTACTTTTGTCGTATGTTCATAGATTCCTTGAAAGATTCCATTTCCCCAATATCTCATCTCTGTTACTGTTCCGCTGTAAAAGCATACAATTACATCCGTGTTATCCTCCGGCAACCGCTCGCTGCATGGAATCCATCTTGTCTCTTCTACTACATTTTCCGGGTAATACTGCGGTAATCTGTCTATTACGCGTTCCATGCAGTTATAGCAAAATTCAACTAATTCCTTTTCCTGATAGCCTTCATAACACTTTTTGGTATCTTCCATATCTTCTTTTAATGCATCAATTACCATGTCTTTTCTAAGATATCCCATCTACTCTTTCTCCTTTCATAATATCCTTCGCTGATTTGCTATAGTAATGATTCTGCATCAATCTCATGTTCTTCTATCCGCTTTCCTATGTCTTTAATCCATTTGTATTCTTTTGAGCATAGGCTCCGGTCTGGAATAGGATATCTGCATGATGCCTTCGCGTTAGTGCATTCCCAACCATGGTCCGTTCTTTTTGCATATTCACAAGCCATTTCTGTCTCCTTTCCTTGATAGTACCTTTTTAAACGCTCCGGGGTGCTTAATGGTAGCATTTTGATAGCTCCGTGGTGTTTTTGTGGTATTTTCGTTCATTTTTGTTCATTTTCGGGGTAATTTGCCTTTGTTTCCCTGTATGTCCCTATATAAGCGGGGTTTTCCAAAGCACCCCGGAAATGTTATTGTTACTCTACTATGTTATTTTCCGATTGCGTCCTGAAGCGCTTTGTCTAAGCGATCAGATATGGCTGGTGCTTTCTTTTCTGATGCTTCAAGTAATTCTGCTGTAACCTCCCGTATACCGCCTCGTTCATGATTCTGTGAGTCTTCGTCCTGCCCTTTTTCCTCACATTCTATGACCGCAAAATGAAAGTCGCATTCGTCACATACTACGGTTCCATCTCCGTAATATGCGTTTGTTCCCAGCACTGCTCTGCATAATGGACAATAGTTTATTCTACTATTGTCAGCAATTCCGCTTATATATCCTCTCGTTAATTTGCTCATGTGTACCCTCCTTATTGTGGTTTTTCTTTCATTGGCTTTCCTTTTTCGTAGACGGTGCAATTATCAGCGGTGCAGTAATGACTTCTGGAAAATTTGTGGAATGCTCCGTAATTACAGAAGCTGACTGGATATCTTGCACGCCATTTACAGGTCTTGCATTTTTTTCTGTCACCGTTCGAGCCTTTGGGTTCTTCTTTGGGTTTTGGCTTTGGTTCCCGTGGCTTTCTCTGTGTTGGGTCTCCACCCTCTCTTCGAATTCCGACTAATCCGTCTGCCGTAATTCTATATTGTACCTGCGTCTGGGTGAGCCCCATCTTTTCTGCTATCTTTCTATTGGTCAGCCCCTGTTTTACTAGAGACCTTAATAGCTCTTTGTCATATTCTTTCATGCAGCCATCTCCTTTCTCGCTTTCCGGAATGACTTGGCTTTCTCAGCATGGTACCGGATCAGTTCCTCAACTGCTGCCATCTGCGCTACTTCTACCTGGTGTTGTTCATAGATTTTCAAATCTATGCCCCACTCTTCACCGCCTTCGTAGAGAAGCCACCGGAAGTTTTTGTACGCGATATAGGCAAGCTTTTTCCCTCCATCTACAAGGTCAATCTGTGTCATGCTTTCCCGGATCCACTTCATAGCATTTCCTCCATATCCGCTACGCGTCCTTCCCATTCATCTGCTTGTCTCTTGCAGTAATCTATAATGGTCTCAACTGCTGCCATCTGTACCGGTTCAATGTCTAACTTACCGAAGCCTTCCATTTCTCCAATACATGAAAGCCTTGGAAATATGCTTATTCGATACCATAACCCCCAGCGCAGCTCCACTTCATCCCAGATCAATGCTGCGATTTTTTCGTCTTCTTGATATAATTCCAGACATTCGTCCGATTTAATGGTCCACATTTCTTTCTGCGCCTCCTTGCTACTATCATCTTGTTTCGGTTATCGATGTAGTAATCTGCATAGACCTTTCTACAATTGTTCTTGCTTTCAGAAATATTGCTATTGACTGCGTCAAACTCCAATCCATTCGCCCTGCAGTATATGACTGCCTCCTGTAATAGATCTCCCTCCCTACATGTCCAGAGTATAATTTTATCTCCGGACTGCTGCCGTTTAATCAGGAACTGGAATAGTTCTGTGTTTGGCTCTCCTAGCTTCGGATATTCTGCTGTATTTAATGTGCCGTCGAAATCTACGGCATATATTTCGTTCATGTGTCTCCTTTCTCCTCCGGCTCCACCGGCCGGAGGGAATCTATGGTTGATAGTGACTGTGATACACTATTGGTGCTGTAATTTTCTTACTCTTTTCGTCGGTAGTACTGCGAATTCTCCCGTATCTTCCAGCCATACTGTGACGGTATCTGCCAGGTATTCTTTTTCGAACACGATTCCCATGCGTTCTTTCTCTTCTCCCATCAGAATGCACTTCACATATTCGCCCTTGTGGAAATCCTGGGAGCTTTCGTCTTTCCTAAGGCTAGAGGTAGTTTTTATAGGCAATTCTCATCCACTCCTCTCTGGTATGATCCTGTTCATAAGCTTCCTGCATGTAAGCGCATAACCTTTCACGGGTTGCACGGCAATTATGTACAGCGTCTTTGCCTTCCTTGTGGTGTCTCCGGCACAAATATACTTTTAAACCATTCTCTTCGCTTCTGGTGCGTCCTCCGCCTCCAAATACTACATGGTGGCATTCTGTGTACTGATAATTCCAGTTGCCTTCTTCCTTGGCACACAGGTAGCAAATACCCGGATATGTTTCTACGATTGGCGCCGGGTGGTGCTTTCGTTTCTTTTTTTTCTGTGGTTTGGGATACATCAATTCATACATTGCTCTACGCATTCAATCTCCTCTCCGTTCTTATCCTCGTCCTTTCTGTAGTATTCGTGTGTTCCGTCCAGTACCTGTTCCTCTTGCTCGGTGTCGAAGAACCATCCGAACATCTTAAATACTCTGTAGCACTCTAAGAGGATTCCTCCATCTTCCTTGTCGTATCTAAGGATGTAATCCCACGGCTCTTTCTCGCTCATTCTTATGTGTAATATGATGAGCATCTGCTCCATGATACTTAGTTTTTGTATTTTTTCATTCGCTTCTGCTTTTTCTTCATCGTTGCACTCCCAATCGTGCTTTTCGGTGAAAAAGAACATAAAATTGCTTTTATATACTCCTCCCATTTCTACCAGGAGCACCCAGCACATGTTCTTTACCAACTCTTCGTTCGGCTTTGCTACTTTCCCGGCAATAATGTCCAGAATTAATTGTTTTCGCCTTTCTGTGCTCACTCTTGTGATTTCCTTAAGTTCTTTTGTTCTGGCTTTTCGTTCTTTTTCTTCCTTTTCTCTTCGTTCTTCTGCTCTTGTCTGCTTTTTTATAACTTTTTCCACAATTCTGATACGCTGATACTGAGTTATCCAATATTTCCCTTCTGTATCTGGAATTTCAATATCGTCATCTTTGTTTAGGTCGCATTCAGCCACTGCCTTCCATGTTCCTGTCCAGATGCCGTTTTCTGCTTCCTTTGGAGCTTTCTTGATGCCTGCTGCCTCCAGCTTTTCTATAATCGCTGTCTCTTTTGCTTTTCTCTTTTCGTCTGCTACTGCGCTTCTGGCGCGTGCCGCCAAGTCCGTGGAGCTGTAGGAAGCTCTTAAGATTTCGTTTCTCTTCTCTACTGATTTTATTTTTTCCAATTCATACAGGTCTTTTAATGTTAACTGGAATCCCTCATCATCGTTCTTTTCTTTCAGGGTGGATTTGTCCAGCTTGGCAATGTTAACTCTATGGCGGACTGTGCTCTCACTGAATCCGGTCTTATTTGCAATGTCTTCCACAGTGTCTCCAAGATCTAGCATCATCTGGAAGCCTTCTGCTTGCTCCGGAATCGTAAGGTCTACGCGTTGCATGTTCTCGGTAAGCATTGTTCCGACCTGTTCCTTGTAGCTCATGCCTGTAACAATACGGCAAGGATACTCTGTGACTGCTGCCATCTTTCCTGCAGAATACCGTCGGTGACCGATCAGAAGTGTATATTCTTCCTCGTGGAATCCTCTCTTGTTGTCCCAGTAGCCCGGAATGACGGTCAAGTTTTGCATAATGCCATTTTGTCTGATGGACTCGGCAAGCTCTGTAAGGTCTCCTAAGTCTTTTCTTGGGTTATCCGGATGCTCATGTATCTGATCAGCCGGTATGTATATTAATTTGTCCATTCTTTCTCCTTTCAGGTCAGTTATTTCTATCTGACCATCACATTCATAATTTTCAAATACGTCCAATCCCATTCATATAATCCTCTATCGTCATTTGTTTTGGTGGAATGTCTTCCCAACCCACGCCGATATAATCCAGTACCTTTCCCCAACCGAACTTCTCTCCGGTCTTCGGATTGGTGCAACACTTATACATCCAGAATTCCCACTCTTTTTCATTGCGTTCCCTAAGTCTGTCAAATCTGTGTGGACGTTTTTCCAGGTGGATTCCAAAACCACACATACTACAGCCTGTACGCTGTGCTCCTGTTGTGTATAGATCGCCATTGTCTTTCCTGGTAATCTCTCCGTATATTTCCGGAATAATGCTGTCTACTGGAACATATTCTTTTAGTGTTCCGTCTGCATTCTTCCCATAAGGCTGTTCGTGGAAAAGTGTTTCAAAAACATCTAAGTGTTCGTGATACCATTTGTCCATTTCCATTGCTAGCTGGAGAAGATCTTGCCTTAAAAATATGGCAAACGGTGCCGACCGGATTACTCCTTTTCCGTAGTAGTTGCAACCATGTTCTATCAGTGATTCTTCACGTTGACCGCCTTCAACTGCCATTAATCCTAAATACTGATAGCTTTTATGTATTTTCGCCCAGTCATCACATGGCTTTTCTTTTAACCAATAGCAACACTCGTTGCTGACCTTAATTTCTTCGTCTGGCTTTCCATAATGGACATTTTCATTCTCATTTTCGTATCCTCCGAACAATTTGAGCCATTTCTGAGGGAGCTGCATTCTACTATTCTTGGCATAGTGCCCCTGTTCCCCGCATTCGCCAGTGATAATGGCATGCCGGACCGTCTTATTGTTTTCCGTTGGATTCTGCAAAGTGTTGATTCTTCCCGCGATCTTTTTGGAAATTACCGGGAATCCAACTTCGTTCAGTACTTGAACTTTGGTTTTGTATGGTTTTACAACTTCAAGTCCCAGCGCTTTGTGCACTTTCTGAATACTTTTGTCTTCCAGTATCGATACAGAAATTCCTGGTACGTCAATTCCGATACTTTTGAGCCATATGTATAGCACAATGCTGTCCAATCCGCCTACACTTACATGACACCCGAATCCCCTGTCAGTCATCTCTTCTTGGAATGCCTTTGCCATATGTGCCTGGCGCCACAGTTTTTCTTGATAGGTTAGATTCTGAAGTTTTGTAAATGCAGCTCTTTTCTCTATCTTTTGCTGTCTCCACTCTTCTCGTGTTAAGTCGTTACTGCTCATTTATCCTCCTTTGCCATTTCGATCCCATAACTCTCCGTGTTATGAATTAATCTTTCTCTCCTTTTCATTTCCGTGTCCAGCCATTCGCTATAGCTGTGTCTTCCTTCTTCTGCTACAATTAACTGCCCTCTTGTACGTACATAGACCTCTTCCCATAACTCTGCGTGCTTGATTGGCTCGCCCTTGGCGTTCAGATAGTTATTGCCCGCCCATTTCTCTAACTGGGTGCCGAGCATGTTCAGGACGAAACGGTCTTCCGTGTGTATATGGACTTCACAGCTCTGATTGAGCCTGTCCAGTGCGTCAGACAGTGACCTTAATGTTGCCTCGTGATATGTACCGAATATATACCCGAATCCGTTTACGGTTTTCTCCTCACCGTTCTTTATGCAAGCTACCACGTAACCGTGCCACCTTTCGTCTTTACTAAGGCTGGCAGTACTTTGAGCGAGATAAATATCTACTTTGTACATGCCTGTCCCTCCAGTTCTCTCACCTTGTCTCTTGTAAGCTCTGTTGCGACTAACATAGCGTGATTTGCAAACTCTTCACACGGTTCAAACTTTAAAATGTCCGGTTTTCCTTCCAGCTCAATCTTCTTGTTGTATACATTGCAATATTCTTCTACACGATAACGGTCCACCATGTATTTTTTTCTTTCCGTATCTGCTTCGATGCGGTCTCTCATGACCATGACCGCTTTTGCAATTGCCATATCCGCTAAGGCTCGCGTGTCCAGTACCGGCTCCATACCATGTTCCTTATTCCAGGCGTTATACACGCGCCCAAACTCTTTCAAAAGTGTCTCATTCACTTCAACTTTCACTTTAAATCCTCCTGTTCAATCGTATTTGCGTGACTCTTCGGAATCTATAGCCTGTGGCTGGGTTGATTCCTTCATGCATATGGGCGATATAATACCCGTCCCTTGGTTTTACCTTTTTCTTCCACCTCGTCATCTTTTTTACTCTTGCTTCCGGGAGCGGCATATTCCGGGAGGTGGAGTAATTCGATTCCTTGACTCTCGGCTTTCCCTCGGTGCCATCTTTCTTGGTTTCTGTAGTTTTCCCATCTTTTGTCATGTATGAGGAAAGCTTCGTGAAGTCCTCGTCATAACTCTTTGAATCCTTGATCGATTCTATATAGACACCTCCGTGCTCCCAGACTTTCTGAATAAGGCTTGCTGTGTCACCAGTGTTGTTTACGATCAGGTGGATATGCCACGCTCCGCGAGTACCCATTTCAATATTGCGGATCCAGTACAGCTCAATACCGCTCTTTTTGTACTCTGTCCGGATTTTTCTGATAAACTTCGAAAAGTCTTTTTTTGCTGATGCCATGTCCGGTGGACGTTCCTCTACCTTGTATGTCAAGGTTGCGAATAGATCTCCCTCCCGGAAGTACGTCAGCATTCTCTGCCTGCATCGCTTCTCTTTATTCCTTTTATTAACTCTCTCCATTTCTTCCGGAGTTGCCTTTTTTCTTTTTATCCTTTTTTCTCCGGGAGCGCCATATTTTCCATCGTGATATTCTTCCGTGTCAATGATGTCTCCTCCCCGGAAAGAATATGTTTTCTTTTTTATAGCCATTGTGTGTTCCTCGTCTTAATTTGTCCTAAAATTAATAGCCTAATGGACTATTTAAAAGGGTTGTTATGCCCCTTATTTTCTTGACTTTCTCCACCCTCACAGCTATAATATCCGTAGGGTTATCTTTTGCGGACATCGAATCTGTGAAAGTTGGATTGGGACTTGTTTTGGCAAGTTCCTTTTCTTTTTTTTATTTTGCATATCTAGTCACCTTATTAACTATGTAGGCTACTGTTACAATGACCAGTCCGGCTACAATTCTTGTGGCTCCCGGAAGCAATGCCGGACTACAGTTTGTCATATGGCTTACACCTATCCAGGTGGCTGCCATTCCGATGACTCCGACCGTCTCCGTGACTGCTCTTACTGTCTTACAGATCAATATCTTTCGTTTGTGTGCTTTAATACCCATTTTTCCTACACCACCTTATATACTCAATATCCAGCCTTGCTTCCTGGATCACCGATTCTAATGCTCGGAGCTTGGCTATTTCTGTTCGTCTTCCTACTTGACAGACTTCCATGCTTTCACAGTGTTTTCTCTGTTCTGCTGCATGCCGGAACAGTATCTCTTCTATTTTTCTCACATTACACCTGCTCTCTGCTTTCTTGCTTTTTGCTGGAGCTTGATGTCTTTCTGTCTCCATTCCTCAAGTCCTTCGGTGTCGTAAAAGAATTTGCTATTTTGTACTGCGGGATCATCCTGCCACGCGAACGTCTGCCCTGTCGATGCAAACGCTCTTATCAAATATTTCTCTGTAAATCCCATCTTCATCAATTCAGAACGTGACATTATTTTTTTTGGATATTCCATGGTTATCATCCTCTTTTCTTTTTGATTTCTACATTTTCTATCTCTTTTGATAAAAGTTCTGCAAATCTTTTAGAGCATCTCATACCTATCTCAGGTTCTCTGTATGCAATTTCTTTCCACGCTCTCGCACACCCTTCCTCGAGTTCTTTGTAAGTCCGGCTCTCCCCTCTGATTCGCTCGTATTCCGCATCAATACTTTTGAATATTTCCTCCAACAATCTGTTTTTGCTCACTCTCTTTCTCACCTCTCTTGCATTATTTTTCTCCTTCTTTTATACTTGTTTTTATACTTAGTATTTCGAAAGGATGTTGCTATGAATTTTGTTAAATCTATTCTTACTCGCGATAACATCACGCTTTTTCTATCCATTTGTGGTGCTCTTGGTAGCTTGTTTCTTTTTATTCGCACCCGAATCTTAGAAAAAGTCGACATCGATGTTGAAATCCCTGGCATTTGTAAACCTGAAATGGGTTCTCTTATTGCTTATTTCACATTTGCAAATAACTCGCGCTTGCCAGTTTCTATCACTGGAATTTCCATCGTTTGTGGTGAAGATCTGTATCCTTGTGAAAATATTTCAGATTACATTATCAATGTCACCTACAGTTCTGGTGATTGGCCACAATCTACGATTCAAAATATTCCGTTGCCGATCCATCTCCCAACGTTAGGGGCTGCTTGCGGATATGTATCTTTTGCTGTTCCTTCAAAAGATTTTCAATTTCCTTCCAAGCTTCTGACGATTCGATTGTCGACCAATCGGAACCGAATAGTCGAAAAGACACTTGAACCCGAGACTCTTCTCGATCTATAACGCGAACCTCCGAAACGAAAACATCATACATATCTGCCTCGTGTATTGTATTTGGGAGCTCTATTTCAACTCCATTAAGCAGCTCCCAAATACGGTTTTGTGCCTGTGCCAATAGCTTCGATGCTTTTTCCAGCTTTTTATTTGCTCCGTATCCTTCTCTTAGCACTTTTATCGGTCCCTTTCCTCTTTTTATGTTTATTAGTGTTGTTTTCTTTAACATCTTTCTCGCCTCATTTCTCTAATACTTGCTAAAAATTAATTTTATTTTTCTGCCTGCTGGTTGTCTTCCGGCAGATCTTTTAATATTTTCAGAACTTCCGGTAATATAGCCACTTCTTGTGGGTGTATATCTCCATCTCCATTTAATGTTCGAATTGCAAAATTTTCCATTGCTTCAGCAATCTTTTTATCCATCTTCCTTACCTCTCTATTCTTTAAATTGTGTTGGTGAAGGTCGCACTGATTTTCAGTAATCGTGGTCTGAATCTGTACATTTGCTACAATCTTTTTTATTTCTTCTTCTGCAAATGTGCTGATCATTAAGAACTGTTGTACTGTGAATTTTTTCTTTGAACATTCTTTTAGGAAGTTTCGAAAAGCCTCCAGTGCATCAGTTCTTTTTTGTTCATATTCTTCAAATGTTTGTTTTTCCATCTTCTTCACCTCGCCTCCTTATGCGCTCTTATCTTCTTCCTCACGTTCGCTTTCGCGAACAATGCTCATTCCTTCAGCTACTCCAAGAAGTCTCTCTTTCTTTGTGTCTGGTAGCTTCGGAACTATCTCTGATAACTTCTGTAGTATTTCTCTTTCTTTTTCAGACATTTTTTTCGCCTCACTTTCATTGACTTTTTGTTTTTTCTCTCTTATCCTTTTAATTGCAAGTTCGTTTAAATATAAAGGAAAGGGGTGTGTTTATGTCTACTGATATAAGTCACCGACAATTTGTTCTTCTCAGAAAATTCCAGAATGGTCATCCTATCATCTCTTCTTTCAGCAAATCTGATAGGGATGATTGTAGCTATCTTGTTAAATCTGGTTTTTTAGTTCCAGTCAAAGAATATGTTCATTCTGATTTTGCCATTGGCGGAGCTCGTCCAGTCCCAACGGTTGTATCGTATTCCACTACCGCTGCAGGTCGCGCTGCTATGTATGATTTCAGAGCCTCTTTCCATAAATGGTGGATATCTGTTGTTATTTCTTCCGCCGCTTTTATGGTTTCGTTGCTTGCATTCTTATTTAAGTAAAACCATACAGATAATCGTTACTATCTCCATCACTAATACAGCTATGCTGACTTTATCTGGTATTTCCGGGTACCGCCTGAACAGCGGTACCCTTGGCGCATTTTTATAGCAACGCATTTCTTTGTGAAACGCTCTCGCTTCTTCTGGAGTCTTTATCTCTCCAAATCTTTCAAGGCTTTTTCTGTATTCTTGTCTCGTCATTTCTATCTTCTTTTTCATCCGCTCACCTCCTACTTGTGTGATTTGTATGTTGCACTCAATGTGTTTATGTTGCAATTATATGTCGTTTTGTTGCGTTTGTCAATGTCTTTTTTGCAACATTGTTGCATTTTGTTCTTTACTTGCCGTTTGTGATGTGCTATTATGTAGTTACATCGAAAGGAGGTATTGCAATGAATGAGCGTATTAAAGCTCTTAGAAAAAGACTTGGATTAACACAACAGGAGTTTGCTGACGCATTAAATATTAAACGTGGTGCTGTTGCAAATTATGAAATTGGCCGCAATAAACCAATAGATGCAGTTGTTACATTGATATGTGGTACTTTTAATGTCAGCGAGATGTGGCTGAGAAACGGAACTGGCGATATGTTCTCTCCAATGGACCGTCAAGACGAGATTGCTCGTCTCACCGCGGATCTATTTAAAGGAGAGAGTGGATCATTTAAGGAAAGATTAATCTTGGCACTTGCCAGGTTAGATGAGAAAGATTGGGAAGTACTGGAAAAGATTGCCAATGAACTGGCAAAGGAAAAGGACTAGGCTTTTGCCTAGCCCAGTCCCTCGGTCTTACATTAACCTCACGACAATCTTGTAAATGAAAGATAATGTTTCTTCATCAGTAATTTTGTCAATGAGTTCATGAATCTTTTTTTGAAATTCATGTTCCATATATGTACCCTCCTTTCGACTATAACAATTTCCGTCCTTTCTGCGCGATGCGCGTGAATTTGAATTTATTATTATTTGGTAACAGCTAATTTTGTGTCGCCGAAATTCAGGTTAAATATATTATACTATATTTTTTCGCGTTTGCAATGCAGTTAAGAACATTTGTTTGTTTTTTATATTTTTTATATTGTGTCTTTATAATATAAGACACGCGAATTTATAAAAACTTTCTTGAAAAGAGGGAATCGTCCCAGATGTGGGACACTTATTGAAAATCTGACTCGAAGAGGTCCGTAATCTTAATATTAAGACCTTTTGCGAGTTGTTCACAGGTTTCCAGTGTAGGCGAGACTTGATTATTCATAATTCGATTGATCGTGGATTTTGAAAGCCCTGTCATAATAGATACCTGACGAACAGAAAGATTTTTGTTGTATATTATTTCGTTCAGTAATACTTTCATGATTGCATTATATCTTAATTGCATCGATAAGTATTGTGGAAATTATTGGTATATTCGCCCATTGCGTTTATATATATAAACTTACTTAAACTTCTAGGAAAGAGAGGTACTTTATGAAAAGAAAAATTGTAGCACTGATGCTGGTTGCTATGATGGCGATCAATGTAACTGCTTGCGGCGGTTCAAGCTCAGAAAGCTCAAAGAAAACTGAGGCTGCATCAAAAGAAAAGGAGTATGTAGACGATATTACTGCAGTTGCTTCTAATCCAGATTCCTATAATGGTAAATACATTAAGTTTACCGGAATCATTTCTACTGTCGACTCCAATGATGATATTTACGGCTGTCAGGTATATGTGGATATGGATTACAATAACAGCGTATTAGTTGAGATTCCAAAATCTATTATGTCTGAGACTCCTAAAACAGATGATCTTATTAATTTTGATGCAAAAATTGAAAAAGCAAAAGATGGCCAGACTGTCATGGGTGTTGATTCCACATGGGCTTACCTTGTAGCTGATTCAGCAGAAAAGACAACTTATCTTGAATCGTTCGGAAAAGCTGATGCAACATGGGAATTTACAGATAAGGTCGCTGAACAAAACGGAATTTCTATCTCTGTTACAAAAGTTGAATTCGCAAAAGATGAGACAAGATTTTATGTCACTGCTACAAACAACTCAGCTGATAAGATGAATATTTGGTCTTCCTCTTCAAAAGTTTTGCAGAACGGTCAGCAGTATGAGCAGATTTATACTTATAATTCCTTTGAAGAATATCCAGAGCTTTCTTCTGAGTTACTCCCTGGAGCATCTTCATCCGGAATACTTTGCTTTGACAAGTTAGATCCTGCTGCTCTTCAGCTTTATGTTGAGGGTGCCAGTGATAATTATGAGCTTGAATTCTCACCATTTATTTTTGACTTAGCTCAATAATCAAAAACCGCCCTTGCTGGTTACAAGGACGGTTGATGAATACTATACGTGCTGTGCACGATACAATACTCCCTGACAAGAATATTGTATCACAAATCCACGGCACCGTATAGGTGTATTTTTTATACTCATTTTTAGGAGGTTTGTGCTATGGCTAGTAAAAAATATAAGCTCGGTGCAGATGGATATTACCAGACTAAGGTTTGGGATGGAACTTATGATCAGAATGGACGTAAGCACCGGATCACGCTCCGGAGTAATAAGAGCAGTCGTGAACTGGAACGTCAGGTTGCTGCTATGAAAGCTCAGATTGAATCCAGGAACTATGTGAGGAATACGGATATATTGTTTATAGACTATTCCCGAAGCTGGCTGAATGTGTATAAGTCCAGGCGCTCCAATAATACCAAGCGCATGTATGAGAATATTATTGAAAAGCACTTCACGGCTCTTGAGATGCTAAAGTTAAAAGATGTGGAACGTATTCACATTGAAACTTTATTAGCGAATGCAGAGGATAAGAGGCGTACTCAACAGCAGATTTTGTTGACCTTTTCCGCCGTCTTAAAATCCGCTGTATCTGATAAGCTTCTGGCCGCTAACGTGGCGGACGATATCCTACGGAACACAGATAAAGTTGATTATAAACCAAAAGAGAGTCGCCCCTTAACACCTGCCGAAAAGAAGGCGGTCTTCGAGGCGGATTATAAATATGATTCTGATCAGGCTTATGTATATTTAATATATGGGTGCGGACTGAGGCGCGAGGAGTGTGTTGCTCTCACCGTGTTCGATTTCAATTTCAAGAAAAAGGAGCTTTCTGTAAGTCGTGCCTATGAATATATCACGAACACGCCAGGTGTTAAGGATCCAAAGAGTTGCAATGGAACCAGGACCATTCCGATTCCGGCCAAGGTCTTGCCTGTAATCCAGAACTATGTTGAGAGTGTGAAACGTTCCGGCCGGACTCAGTTGTTCGTGACAATGCAATACAAGAAGCCTCTTACCAAGAGCGCTTATGACAAGATGTGGAAAAGAATTGTGGCTGCAATGCAGGAGGTCTGTGACGAAGAAATTGTTAAGCTTACCGGTCATGTATTCCGGCACAATTATTGTTCTTCTCTGTGCTATCAGATTCCGAGAATATCTATTAAAAGGATCGCTCAACTCATGGGTGACACGGAAGAAATGGTCATGAAAGTTTATTCACATATTCTGGCCGAACGTGAAGATGTAGAGGGTGCTGTGAATGATGCGATTAATTTTTAAGAGTGTGGGATTTTTTATCTCATGCTCTTTTTTTCTGAGACACTTTTGAGACATCTTGAATTCAATGAGACACTTTTGAGACATTTACTTCGTTTTATTTTGACCTACTTTGACCTATCCATAAAACATGAAAATCCCAACAAACCCTTGAAAACATTGGGTTTGTTGGGATTCTATTCAGTGAGCGTGCGGGGATTCGAACCCCGGACAACTTGATTAAAAGTCAAGTGCTCTACCACCTGAGCTACACGCCCATAAAAACTGGGCTAGTTGGATTCGAACCAACGAATGCAGGAGTC